TTATTCTGACTGTTGTACCCTTTTCAAAATCTCAGGATTGTTTTTTAACCAGCCTTCTTTTTGTTCACCTAATTCAATCTCTCCATCATCATTATAAGAGATTTCGTATTCATAAACCTTTCCGCCTTCAACATCATCTGTCTGATACAAAACAAAATAAATAACATCACTTTCTCTTTCATCAATAACGAAACCATATTTCTGAGTGTATGTTTCGCTGAAAAGATCATTTGAAAATTCGCTTGCAGATTCTGTCAATTTATTATTTTTTGTGAAATACATCCATTCATAATTTTTCGATTCATCCGCTTTCAAAGTAGCTTCGATACGCGTTCCTGCCTCATTTGTAACTACTTTAATAGAAGTCTCCCCCTCTGTAGAACACCCTTGTAAAAATACCATGCATAATCCTACAAGAATAACTAATAATGATAATTTTTTCTTCATAACCCTCTACCTCATTTCATGTTGAAAAATTGTCTCCTTATTATCTATATTAGCTATATAAATAAGAAAAATCAATCCCCTTCATTTTTTTCGTATTTTTTTCAACAAAAAACGGAAGAAATACATCTTCCGTCAAATGAGGTTTCCGGTTCCGTATCCGAACCTCATCTTTTATGAAAATTATAACACATTTGCTTGTGTTGTCAATCTCTGAAATCCGGAGAGCCATGTGCTCTCCTCTTTTTATGCCAGGATTGCCAATCTGATGCCCTTCTTTTCTGCCTCTGTGATGAGCTCCTTGGCCTTTTCCCGGCCCTCAACCTCTTTGGCCACACAAATATACCCTTTATCCTTAGAATTGCGGATATGGAAGCCCTGGAGGCCTGCTGCCATGAGTTTTTCCACCTTGGCCTTCGCAAATCCTCCACCGGTTTCCGGGAATGTGCCTGCTGCCACTGTTACAATCTCCACTTTTTCTTTCTGAACCTCTGCCGGTTCTGCTTTCTTTTCTCTTGCCATGATGATCTTCCTCCTATTTCTTTACAAATTCCAGGTATTTGCTGCTTGCAAATCCCACCTTGTTGTTATATGCCACATAGAGCCACTTCACACCGGCCACATCCGTATAGTATCCATAATTGTGCACCTTGGCACCTTTTGGAAGCACCAGGATCACATTCTCCGGAGTAACCACTCCAGGCTGTGCTCTCAAATTGAGATCTGATGTGGTTCTGTAGGTTCCCCTGAGCTTTGTATCCTTGCTCTTGGCCGCTGCCAATTCCGTTTTGGATCCTCCCTGGGCCTTCTTCTCGGTGTATGTGTAGTATTTGTTGGATGCATTGGATGTGTAGGCATAGCCGCATGCGGCACCCGGCCACACAATCTTGTACCATCCATTGCTGAGCTTCTCCAATACCTCTACACTCTTGCCTTTTGCCACTCCTCCAATGGATTTCCCGGAGGTGTTGCTGGCATCTCTCACATTCATATTTGTTTTGGCCACTGCTGTTCCAATGCCCTTGCCTATGTAGCTCTTATTTTCCACTGCTGCCGGTGCCTTCTGAGCGCCTCCGGCCTTGCTGCCCTTCTCCAGGGCCATCACAACATGGGAGCCTTCCTTCAGGTATATGCCGCCTCTTACTGCATAGGCATCTGTTGTGAGGTGTGCTGCATCTGTATGGGCCTTGAATTTACCGGTGCCCAACAATATATTCTTCATGTTTCCGGTGTATCCGGTTGCAGCAATGGAGAGCCCGGCCAGGATGTAGCATGATAATACCAGGGCAGAGCAATCAAAATCCCCCTTGGCTCCTGCTACCTTGCCGCCATTGTTCAGGATGGAATTGTAGCCCTTCCATCTGTTTGGCTGTGAGTATCCAAAATCAGGATCCGCACAGATCTGCTCCATGTATACTGCTGCTCTTTCTGCCATATCCGCATCCAATGGCTCCAGGTACACATTCCATGGCTTATTATACCAGGCTCTTGTGCAGATCTCCTTGCCGGTCTGATCTCCGGCAGTTCCCTGGATGCTTCCATTCTCACTGATGCTGGCATGTCCTATTTTTATTGCCATAATATCACTCCTCTTCTTCTAAATCTTCCAGCCCACAAAGTTCCGGATGTTTCTCCTGGATCTTCTCATAGAGATATACCCCCGCCAATATCAACGGAAATGCAGGCCATAAAACTCCGGCCAATACTGCTACTATCGCACATGTGCACCCGGAGCCCTTCATCTCAATCTCTTCATATGCACTCTCAAATCCATCTTTCCTGATCTCATACAATGTCCGGAAAAGGAAATATGCTGTGATTAGGAATACAATGAGCCCTATGATCAAATATCCAATGAGTATTGCCATGCCTTATTCCTCCAAATTGTGATTGATGGCAAATACCGCTGCTTCTATCAATGTATCAAGCTGGGCATCAGATATGGAGATATTCTTGGCTGTGAGGATCTCTTTCAAAAATTCCACCACAATGGCTTTCTTCTCAGCTCCGGATCCGGATGCTGTGATGGTCTGCTCTGCTGCTCTTACCGCTTCACTTACCCAATGGGTAATTCCGGAGAGCTTTGCATCCTCCAATTTCTGCTTCAGGAATGGGATGCCATAACGCATCACCACTGTTATGAGTACAACTACCAACAATTTGATCGCAAAAAACAATGCTTCATTCATTTTCTAATTCCTCCTTTTATCCTGCTGCTCCATTTTGAGCCTCTCCTGGGCTCTCCTGGGCTTGTTCCTGGGCTTTCATTGCTGTATCATGCACAATTCCACCCTTTGTGTTTTCCTTGGCCGATTTGGCCGCATATGCACAGAATGTGATGCCTTCTCCCACTGTTGCTCCTATCAGACTATACAATGCGGAGAGATCTCCAAAGTGCCACATGGCCACCATGGAATAGATCTGAACCACTGTGCATGTTCCCAAAATGTACCACATGGCCATCTTGGATGTGCTTGGCCACTTTTTCTTTGGCCAATACTGTTCTTTGGTTGATTTGAGCTCATCTCTCAGGAGCTTTCTCTCCCCGGCTCTTTCTATCTTCCGGAGCTTTGCTCTGTGCTCCCTCATCTGCTGCTTTGTTACCCATTGCATGCTCTCTCCTCCCTATAGAAAATCTTTCTCCCTTTGGCATTTCTTGTAGATTGTCATAATGTACTTGAATTCCATCTCATACACTCCATTTGTTTCTCCGGTTTCCTCTACCAATTTCTCATACTTCTCATTCTGCTGGATGATGTGGTTGAATTCTCCCTCTGAGTGCCGCTGATTCTTTTGGCATTCATTGTAGAATCTGAATATTTCCGCTTTTACCGCATCCATTGCATCCAGGGCTCTCTCCCGGCACAGTTCTTCCTGCTTTTTTGCCAATGTTTCCTGCTCTTTTTTGATTTCCTGGAGCTCTTTCTTCACATCTGCCATCATCTTGCTGCCTATCCATCTGAAGAGGCTGCTCCATGGATTGATCTTGATTTTGGATACCTCAATAAATGTGCTCAATATTCCCAGGATAACCACCACTGATGTTGCAATCTCTGCAATGGTCATTTCTGCAAAATTTAACATTTTTCTTCTTCTCCTTCCTGGTGTATTTTGGGCTCATCCACACATAAAAATATGCAGCCTTCACATGGTTCCTGGCCTGCCGGGATGTAGTAGTGGCTACATTCTCCGCATTGGCCATAGGTCACACATGCTGTGCTGCACTCTTCCAAAGTTCTTTTGCAATGTTTCAATGCTTCATGTGAGCATTGAAAATTATCTCTCTTTTTGCTCACAACATTTTCTCCATACTGTTTCATTGTTTCCAGGTATATGGCATTGAGCTTTGCCTTCAGGTTCTCTGATTTTGTCTGCATCAGGATCCCGGAGTAGGATGCCATGCATCTATCAAAATGCTCTCTGCTTATTTCCCCGGTTGCCAATAGCTTGCTGAGGTGCTTCACACTTCTCTTCATTCTCTTGGCTGTTTGTTTCTTTATTCTCTTATAGGTTCCCCATGTTCTGAAGCCAACAAATTCTATTCCGGTATCCACCGGCCGGATTGCTGTTTTGTTGTTCAGGTCCAGCTTCAGCTTCTCCTTCAGGAATTTATCAATCTCCTCTTTTATCTCATGGAGCTCCTTTTTGTTATCTCCCAGGATGATCACATCATCCATATACCTCACATAATAGCGGATCCGGAGCACATGCTTGCAATACTGATCCAATTCATTGAGGTATATATTGGCAAATAGCTGGCTTGTCAGGTTCCCTATGGGCATCCCTTTATCATGCAGCCATTCCTCTCTTGGAATCTCATCCGGCTTTGTTCCTGGCGGCAATCCAAATGGCTCCTTGCCATTGATTATTCTATCCAGGAGCCTCAGCAATTTCTGATCTGTGATTCTCCTGCTCAATATCTCTAGCAATATCTGATGATCTACCCGGTAAAAATATTTTGATATATCCAATTTCAGATAATACCATTTGCCGGGCTTTCTGTGCACCTGCCTCAGCCAATATTGCAGCTTGTTTGATGCTTTGTGGGATCCTTTGCCTATTCGGCATGCATAACTATCCTCTATGAATATCTTATCATAGAATGGCATTAGCTTTCTGTATATGGCCCACTGCACCACTCTATCCTCAAAGGGTAGGCTCATCACCAGCCTCTTCTTGGGTTCTGTCACAAAGAATCTGTGGTATGTATGTACTTCATACACCTCTTCCTGCAATTCCCTCTCAGCTCTCACCAGGTTCTCCTCCAGGTTGTATGAGTATGCACCCACATCAGCCCTGGTTCTTCTCCCTTTCCTGGCATTCAAATAGCTTTCATATAGGCTCTCAAAGCATGCCATCTCATCAAATGCGCCCTCTTTTAATTCTTTCATAGCATATTTGAGGTGTGTTGCATTCCTGCATCCACCTCATCCTCTTTTCTTCCTTGATGGAATGGGAATGTGTTCCTTTGGCTCTATAATGGATGCCAGCCCCTTGGAGCTGCATCTTCTCAGTTATAGGGCAGAGCGGAGCGGAAGCCAATGTTGCTGTTGGAATTAGAACGAGGGTTGTTCAAGTTCGAATAGAACACACCTGCATTCGAACCATTGTTCCAGTTGCCACCACGGATCGGAAACTCAAAAATATAACACATCCCCCTATATGCAATCACATTTTCTCAGATCTGATACATCCACCAATCAAATTGCCGATCTCTGCCAGGTATTTGGCCCACTCTTCATATTGTTTCCTTGTGAGTGGAGGTGATACCCTCCTCTTCTCATCCCCGCAGTGGTTGAAATATCTTTCATCCTGGGCCAATCTAACAAAATGCCGCAAGCTGGCCAATGTTATATCAATATCTCTGAATGTGGTTTGCTTATAGTATTTCTTTTGTATGATGATGCTCAGATCCAGCAGCTCATCCATCTTTTTATCAATGGTATCTGCCAGGTGCCGCTCCCTCCTTGGAAAATTCCGCAGAATTGGGTGCCCATAGCACATCATATCATAGATCTTTTCTTTCAAATCAAATGGCTTGTAGGCCTTCTCTTGTTCCTTATTCTCTTCCATGCTTCTTTCCTTCATAGAGGGCCGCCTACCGGCAGCCCTCGCAGTATATCTGTGTGCAGTTTACTGTATTACAGATCACCATAAAAAGCGGAGCGGAAGCCAATGTGGCCGTGGGAAATAGAACGAGGGTTGTCCAAGCGCGAAAAGAACACACCCGCAGCCGAACCAGAGGGCCAGGCGCCACCACGGAGCGGAAACCTCTCCAGGCCCGCTCCATTGTTCATGTAGAAGCCGTCACCCTCATAGCCTGCACCATTAGGGAACAATGCAAGCTCCTTGATAATTTGAGGCACTGAGCCCAATGTGGTTGCCAATGCTTCAAATGTGCCGCTTCTGCCGGCATCTTCCTGAAGGGTGAGTGCTTTGGCCAATGTGATCTTACCTCCTGCATAGTCATATTTGAGAGTGCCATCTGTTCCAGGCTCTACCAATGTGCCATCTTCCAGGATTGCCTTCCAATCTGCTGAATTTGCCCCCATATCACAGCCAGGCAGCATGCAGTTTGCATAAGGGATGATCTGAATTTCTCCTCCCATCAATCTCATGCCTGCATTCCATTCCCATACATTGCCATTCATATCAGCAATTCCATCCGGAAGCCAATTATGATTCCAGGTTGCAGGGCCGGAACCGGTTGCAACTCTTGCTGTTCTGTCACTCTCTCTATATGATTCAGTGCCCTTCTCATGGGTGTAGGAATGATCTCTGCCATAGTCATTGTTGCCTCTTGGCAGTGTTCCATTCTTCTTGCTCCACAGTGCAATCATGCTCCAAAGTGCAAAAGGAGTGATGCCCCAATAGTCACCTTTGGCCTTGCAGGCTGCCTGAGCTGCATCCCATGTGATATTAGCTTTAGGATCTTTTAATGGCAGGGAGTATGCTCTGCCATTGAGCACTATATTCTGAAATTTGGATACATACACAACATTCTTCTCACCGCCGCCTAACACAAACGCAGGGTGGGTTGTCTGAGAAAAGGATGCATCCAGCTCAGAGCTGAGCACTTTATTCACCGCCACCATCACTGATGGCATATTCTTATCATCCAGGATGATTGTATTCTTCCCTCCGGAGAGTGCCTCTGTGGCAAATTTCATTTCATCAAAATTTGGCATTGTTTATTCCTCCATTTCCCAAAGTGTGAGTGTGCATCCGTCAATGTCAAATGCCACCGGTTCTGTGGTTGTGATCATCTCCTGGCTCATCTCATCATTCGGATCATATGCCGGATTCTCCACCACTACTTCTTTGTATTCTCTTGCCGGAATATCAATCTGAGCCACATATCTGAGGCCCGCTGCCGTTCCGCATACCAATGCTCCATCTCTATCTGAGCAAATATCAATGTGCACTGCATAATCTTTTTCCCTCTTCTTTAAGTTGAGGGCCAGCTCTTCATCATTAAAGCTGATTGTGTTGCCTTCCACTTCGTATGGCACCACTTTCTTTGCATCTTCCGGAATTAAAATGATTTCCATGTTTTATCTCCTCTCCTCTCTTCTTGCCATCTCCTGAGCTTCAAGTGATTTGGCAGCAATGATTTCACATGCCTCCATGGCCGCTCTGTCACCATGCTGCACTCCATAGGATTGAGCCACTCTCTCCATGGCCTCTTTTCTTTCATTATTTGGAATAATTACATTTGCCATGCTTATTCTCCTCCTGATATAAATAAATTGATCACTACCTCAGTGGCCGCTCCGGTATATTCTACCTTGAAACCATTGAGGAGCTTGTCTGTGATAACAATATCACCTACACCACCGCCTACAGAGCTCACCACTTCGGTGTGGATCTTGTAGTTCTTTGTGGTTTTCTTATTTGTCAGGGATATTGTTCTGATGGAATTGTTGAATGGGTATTGCATGCTGTTTGTGAGTGCTACCTGAATGAGTTCTCCCTCCAGGCTGGCCACACTTCTCTGCTGCTTGCCCAATGCCTCAGCATTACTTGCAGCCAATTCCATTGCTCCAAATATGCCTTCTTCCATATTGTTGAAATGTTCCGCATCCTGGAGTGTGCCTTCCACTAACACTTCCCCGGTTGCCTCATCAACAATATGATCCTGCCAATAGGTTCTGTTATACAATTTTTATCCCTCCTTTAGAATGAGATTGAGCCTGAAATATCGGCCCTGAAGCTGTTTTTTTGTGAATGGTCCAGTGATTTCTGCTGCCACCTCTCCATTCCTTCTATACAGCATCACTTTTGTGATTGTGTCTGTGCCGCCTGCTGCCACTCGTTTTGTGATACCAATGTGGAATCTTGCAGCATCTCCCACTATCTCCTTCTCCTGAATGGTTCCCTCATATGTGGTGCCATTCATAATGTACTTGCAGGCTATAATGTCCTGGAGCCACTGCTTTCTTGTATCACTCACTAAATTTGTGCTGATCACAACTGCTGCCATCTTATACCTCCTCTCCACAGTGTTTCATTCCCGCTGCCTTCATTGCAAATGTGCCGCTGCTGCCCTCATAGGTCATTCTCACCACTTCATCAATGGCAATTCCTATCTCTGAAATGTCCGGCTGTGTTCCACATACCGGCACTTCAAAGGCCGCTGTTGCTCCATCTCCTTGCACTGTTATTGTATTATCCACCACCAGGCCAATGATGGAATATTCAGGCTGTGTGCCCGCAGGAACCACTGTATATGTTCCGGTTTTCACTTCCGCTGAGTACAGATCACTGTTGTTCACCACCAGGCCAATCACGGAATAGTGTGGCCAGGTGCCGCATCTGATTGTGCCGCATCTCACTGATTGCACACCAACAATGGCTCTTTCCAGGATCTCCGCAATCCGCTCCCATCTATTTGCATCTTCATAGGTGAATACTGCACCCTCTGCCCACCTTTTCTCCTTGAATGCTCCGGTTATATCCACATATTTGAGATTGCTCTCAATTCGGTTTATATCCTCCACATGCAATATTGAGCTGATGGTTCTGTTGGTGATGGTCACTATTTCCTTGTATAGGCCCATGCTGCCCCGGAATTGGCTGTATGCTGCCCTGATAATGCTCTCAATTCGATTGAAATCACTGTGCTCATAGGTATCTGATGCTCTCCATACTTTAGCCATATTTGCCCGCTCCTTCCACTTTTCCGCTCAGTGCCCCATTGTATTCCAATGTTGCCTTGGTGAGGAAAATCTTTTTGTTTCCGTACTGTGTTTCCCACAGTGTAGGATCTCCTGCTTCCAGGTGAGGGAATCCGGTATATGATGCTGAAGCTGTCAAATCCAGCTCTGTGAGGGCATATTGTGCAATCCTCTCTGCCACCGCCTCTGTGATGATCAGATTGTTGCTGATTTTCACCGGGTTGTCATATTGGTACTTCTGCACTTTGTAGCTTGTTTGTTTCACTGTCACCTTCTTGCCGGTGATCCTCAGTGCTGTATCCTCTGTGATGTAAACATAGGCACCGCATGCATAGGCCTCATATCTTTCCACTCCGGCCACCACAATATCTTTGGCCGGGCTTGTGTCATATTTCACCCATACCTTGTATTTGCCATCCGCTTCCTCTGTTCCGGTGATGATGGCTGCTGTGCCCTCATATAGCACCTCTTCCTCATCTCCTACTTCAAAGGCATTCAGAGTTACCTCTGCACTTGCATAGTTCTTCTTTTGCTTCATTTCCGGCCAGCCCTTCATCACACCGCCTTCAATCAGGGCATATGTTCCTGGCTGCTCCGGTTCTTCGGTTCTCGGCATGATAATGATCCGGCCTTTGGCATCTGATGTTGCCACGCAGCATCCGGTTTGTATCATCTGCCTGAGTGCTTCTCTCTTTTTGGTCAGCGGGATGTATCCGGATACTGTGATCCGGTCCAGGCTTGCATCAATCACATGCTCTACTCCCACATCATCCAGCAATTCATCAATCATGCTGTAGAGTGTTCTGTATTCAATGCGGCCAAATCTATATTCATCCTCATCCATGCCATACACTGCTGAATATGTTTTGAATGTGGCCACCAATCCCTTTGTGGTCCAGGAATCAACAAAATACCTGCCTATTCTCAAATATTCATAATTTCCGGCACAGCGGATGCCCAAATACACATTCACTGGCTGATTCTCTTTGAGGTACTTATAGAGCCCTCCAGGGTTCAGCATGTCAAATTCCTGGCCCTCATTCAGCAGTGTGAAATCTGCTGCATCTGCCGGAAGTGATGTGTTATCCAGGGAAACCTCATTGATTGCTGTGAGATCTACTACCTTTTCATCCTCGTATGTCATAACTGCTCCCAGGAATATCTGTGAGATCCTCACTCTCCTATATGGATCCACTTTTGTGATGTGCAGCTCCAGCTCCTCATATGCATTCTCATGCTCCACATACACTTGCAGGCTTCTGTTGTCCTGGTATGCGTATGCAGTGCCGCCTACAATGATTTCAAAATCATATACCGGCTCCTGGAAGCATATTGTGATGCCTTTGCTCTCTTTTCTCTCCACAAATGTGATTGTGAGGGATATATCTATGGATCCGGATGCATTGCTCATTGCCTGGCTGATATATCCATACTTGAAATCCTCTGAATAATCAGGAATGCATACTGTTCCATCCAGCTTGAATCTCCCTGGTTCGCATGTGGCCCACTCTGTTTTCTCATTCTCTTCATCAAAGATCTGAGATACATGGCCATAATATGGGGAGCACTCCTCAGAATACTCCCCTGCTTTTTCTACTATGCAGAATTCCACCATTGCTTTGGCTGCCCTTGCTTTGGTAATATCCATTGCATAATTTTTGTATGTTGTACTTGCATTTCTCATGGCATCACCTACATTTCTATGAAGCTCAGGCTGAAGCCCTTATATACCGGCCTATTTGGATCTCCATCTTCAAACATGTAGATCGGTGTGTTCCTATCTCCCACATAGGTGCTGATGGTTCCCTGGGCATTCTGATCCGGAATGAAGTAGGTTGTGGCCAATCCCGCCTTTGGCTTGATAGCCTCCCTGATCTTCATGTACTGTTCCGGCCTCAGTATGTTCCAGGTGCATTCCAGCTTGTGAATATCCTCCCGAATGAGCTGCATCACCATCACTCCCTTGGCATTTCTCTCTGCTTCTGTGAGATCATAATCACTGTGCTTCATTGTTGATGGAGCCGGGAGAGCTACTCCATTCACTTCTAAAAAATTATCCATGTGTTTCACCCTCCTCCTATACCAATGTTACTCTCAGGCCGCCTCTTCTTCTTGCTTCCTCTTCAAAATCTGTGATGGTTCCCTCTGCAAACTTCCTGCCATTGATCTCAAATACCGCATGGAGGGTGCTGCCCTTTTCCCTATCACTATCCATCAGGGTTGCAATCAGAGGTGATATTGCATTCGTTACACCGGCAGCAATGCCTTGTATGATCTGATTGTTGTTTGCTACTACATTCTTATTTCCCATTCGGCCAATCATTTCCGGGCCAGCCTCGTTTGCAATGAATAATTCACCAAAATCCGGGAAACCACCCTTTGCATACCAGGATATGCCAAAACGAGGCACCCTCAGAGGATTGAGGCTGAAGCTGCCGCTGATGGAAATATGCGGCAATTTGATGCTTGGCAGGCTCCATGAGAAATTGAATTTGCTCTTCAGGGTGCTAATCGCATTGCTCACTGCTGTTTTCGCACTATCCATCTTTCCTTTGATGGTGTTGTAGATGCTGCTGAATACACTTGTTACTGTATTCTTTGCAGTGTTGAATCCTGAAGTGATTGTATTCTTCACAGTATTCACTACTGATGTGATTGTACTCTTTGCACTGTTGATCGGTGTGGTGATGGCTGTTTTGATGCCATTCCATACACTTGTAGTTGTGCTCTTGATACCATTCCAAATATTTGTGATCGTTGTCTTAATGGCATTGATCACATTGGTGATGGTGGTTTTTATGCTGTTGAATACATTGGTGATGGAATTTTTGATTGAATTGATCGTGTTGGTGATCGTGGTCTTGATTCCATTCCAAATGTTGGTTGCTGTGGTCTTGATGGCATTCCAAATTGTATTCCATACTCCGGAAATCGCATTCAGTACAGTTTCTATCGCGCCCTTAATGGCATTGATTGCTGTTGTCACAATGCTTGTGAGGAGCTCCCAAAGGCCAATGAAGAAGGTTTTGATTGCCTCCCAAATGCTTATAAAGAAGGTTTTGATGCCCTCCCAGGCTCTACTCCAATCTCCGGTGAAAATACCTGCCACAAAGTCAATCAGGCCGCCCAGGGCTTCAAATATCCATCCTACTGTGTCAGCAATCGTTGCATATACCAGCATGAATGCATCTCCTACTGCCTGGAGCCCTGCTGCAATGTATGGAGCAATCCATTCTATAAACCATGCAATGAATGGCTGGAGTGTTGTTTCCCAAATATCCTTCACTGCTCCGGCAATCTTGCCAATCAGTTCCACTCCCTTATCTATTGCAGGCTGGATGTGCTCATTGATCAGCACTGCTGCCTTTTCCTGAATAGCTTCCAGCACCGGCAGGATGTGTGTATTCCAGGCCTCCAATGCCACCGCCACAATATCACTCAGGCCGGTTGC